ACGATGATTGAAAGCGAGATTGTTGCTGCCGATCCAAAGGCGAAGTCGATCAATCAAGCTGGTGGTGGCTACGGCGCTGGGTACAGCACAGCCGCTGAGAAGCATCGCCAGATGCGTGAATGGGCTGGTGCGCTGGCCTATGACAATGGCATGAATGTGGTCTTCATTGGTCACGCAGATACTGAGACATTGGATCTGCCAGACATGGACCCATTTGCCCGATACACAGTGCGGATGCATAAGAAGGCAATTCCGCACTACACTGATAATGTCGATCTGGTTGGTCTTATCCGACTGAAGACATTTACCAGAGGCGATGGTGATAAAAAACGTGCCATCTCAACTGGGGAACGTGAGATCCTGTGCTTCCCACAGGCGTCGAGCGTAACCAAAAATCGGTTCAACATCACTGAACCACTGCCGTTTACTTTCGATGGCGGCAATCCTTTTCAACAATTTTTAGCAGAGTAGGAGCTTACTCAAATGGACTTAAACGGCTTTAACGCGATGAATATCGAACCTTCAACTTCTTTTGATCCACTGCCAGCAGATTGGTACAAGTGTGCGATCATCGACACTGAAGAACGTCAGACCAAGGCAATGACAGGATCATACTTGTTGCTGACCATTGAGGTGATTGAAGGTGCATATCAGGGGCGTCGAATCTTTGATCGCCTAAACCTGAACAATCCAAATCAGACTGCTGTTGAGATTGCTCAACGCGCTCTGGCATCGATCTGTCGATCAATCAATGTGCCAAATCCAAAGAACAGCGAGGAGCTGCGCGACAAACCATTGATGGTAAAAGTTGCCGTGCGGCCAGCAGAAAACGGCTACGATGCGTCGAATGACGTGAAGGGATATGACGCTGCGTCAGGATCTCCAGCTTCTGTGGCTGTGGCCGCAGAGCCTGTGGCTGCAAATGGTGCGGCAACGCCACCTTGGAAACGCTGAGTTCAGTTTTTGGGATGGGGCGCGTGTCGCCCCATTACATGAACAGAAGGAGAGTGAAATGAAAACACACAAAATTAGCCTGAAGCATTACTTCGATCACAAGGACAAATCGAAGGTTGCTTATGAAAAGCCATCAGATGACATCATCGAAATTCTGGATCAGGTTTTTCAAAAGTACAATTACAACTGGGTGAAGGATGATGCTTGAGTACATCGTTGTTCACACTGGTGTCGTGATTTTCCTAGCTTTGATTGGAGTGATTTCCTGATGGATCTTGAAGCATATGCAACGCCTGAAACTATTCAGGACATTTACAAACACTACCAAGCCAAGCGAAAGAATGAGCATCGACCTCACCTTGGCGGCAGTCAAATCGGTAATGAATGCAGCCGTGCGCTTTGGTATCAGTTCAGACATGCATGGACGCCTCTTTTCGAGGGGCGTCTTTTGCGTTTGTTTGAGACTGGTGATCGTGAAGAAGATCGCATTGTGTCGAACCTTCGTGCGGTTGGCGTGACGGTTTGGGAGCGAGATCCCGATACTGGCAAGCAAGTCAGGTTTGAGGCTTGTGGTGGTCACTTTGCCCTGTCGCTAGATGGAGTTGGGGAAGGCTTTAAAGAAAGCAAAAAGCCTCATACGCTTGAGTTCAAAACGATGAACGATAAGAATTTCAAGGCCACCAGAAACATGGGCGTTGAAAAGTCGAAGCCTATTTACTGGGCGCAGTGCCAGATTGGTATGCTTTTGGCTGGGCTGGATCGTTGTTACTTTTTTGCTGTGAATAAAAACACAGATGAAATGTATGGCGAGCGGATCAAGCTGAACAAGAAAGAGGCAAAGGGTCTGATCGATAAGGCTGAGAAAATTGTCTTTTCGACTTTGCCTCCAGATAAAATTTCTGGTGATGCCAGTGATTGGCGCTGCAAGTTTTGCCCATACTGGGCGATCTGTCATGGCTGCAAGATTCCAGAAGTTAGCTGCCGAACTTGCGCCCATGTGACACCAGAGAAGGATGGCACTTGGAGCTGCGCTTTGGGTAAGCCTGCCGTCACTTGTGATGATCATTTGTACATCCCACAGATCATGCCGAAAGATTTGGAAATGACTGACGCTGGTGATGACTGGGTTGAATATGAAGACTTGGATACTGGTGAGACTTTCCGCAACAATGGAAACAGTCGTGAAATATTTGAAGGGAGGATGCGCGATGGGAATGCGTGAACACTTGATGAAAGACGCCTTGGAAGAATTTGTTAATAAGTTGCCAGATAAAATTACCGCCGAAGAAGTTGCGTGGATGATTTTTAACATCATTGGATCTCGCGGAAAGATCGAAGACTGGGGAATGATAAACAAACTCACGATTGCGAATATCGGGGAGTATTTTATTCATCAGGCATTTTCGATTGAAGAGTTGGCTGAAACAGAGGCGAAGATGTTTTTGGACAAAGTGGTTAAGGAGCATAAAGCAAAATGACTCTAAATAATGAAGAGGTATTAAATGTTCGTTTAAGTCGTTCAGAGATGTCAAAAGCTCAACAGATGTCAGCATTACGTTGGCAACTTGCCAGATCAAGTGGAGTAGTAAACCAACGCAGAGATAGTAGATCAGATGGAGATATTGATTTGCTAGGCATAAAATCTGAGATTGCAGTGGCAAAAGCATTACAGCTTCCATACCAAGCCACATCACTTGGGATAGATGATGGAGCAGATGTTTGGGTAGATGATGTTAGTATTGATGTGAAATCAACATTCTATCAAACAGGAAAATTACTTTTTAAATCATTGGAAGCCTTTGTCGCTGATTATTCAATTTTAGTAACTGCATCAGAAGAACAGGAAGTGATGCGAATTATTGGCGGCATGGGCAGAGACAGATTTAAATCAAATGCGGTTGAAACAGACTTTGGCAAAGGTCCGTGCTGGGTTGTTGAGCAAGATATGTTGACCCCAATAAAAGACGTTTGGTTTGGTTTTATACAATGGAGAATGCGGTAATGACTTTCGAACTTCGTGATTATCAGAAAGATGCCATTGACGGGCTGTACAATTACTGGGCGCAAAAGATGGGGGAAAACCCACTGATTGTTGCGCCGACTGGATCTGGCAAAACGGCGATCATTGCCAAGATGATCCAAGACGCCATGAGCTTTCCAAACACTAGGGTTCTGGTTTTGGCGCACGTTAAGGAGCTGCTGGAGCAGGGGGCGTCAGGTTTGAAGAAGCTGTACCCAGAGGCTGAGTTTGGCTTCTACAGCGCGTCTTTAAAAGAGAAGGATCTGACCAAGCCAATTACTTTTGGCGGCATTCAGAGCATCTATAAGCAAGCCTTTAACATGGTTCCAGCTCCAGACTTGGTGATCATCGACGAGGCGCACATGCTGCCGCCCAAAACGACCACACGCTATGGTCGGTTTATTGATGACCTGAAGCAGTGCAATCCAGATGTAAAGATTGTTGGGCTGACGGCCACGCCATACCGCTTGAGTTCAGGATACTTGCACAAAGGTGAAGGTGCGATCTTTGATGGCATTGCTTATGACATTCCTGTTACCATGCTTATGGATCAGGGATACTTGGCCCCAGTCATTAGTAAGGGTGGCTTAGAGCAGATCGACCTGACCAATGTGAAGAAGCGAGGTGGTGAGTTTGTCGAGAGTGATTTGGCTATTGCTGCGTCTGATCCTGAGTTGGTGCGTAAGACTGTTGAAGAAATTGTTACGCTGGGAGCCAACCGTAAAAGCTGGTTGATTTTTGCCAGTGGCATTGACCATGCGAATATGTTGCAAGATGCGTTTTTCGATAACATGATTTATGCTGAAGTTTTGACTGGTGAAGACAGCCAGAAAGATCGCGCATCAAAGATCGAAAGGTTTAAGAACGGTGAAACACAATGCTTGGTAAACGTGAATGTTTTGACCACTGGTTTCGATGCGCCGAATGTTGATTTGATTGGGCTGGTTCGAGCCACGGCATCGACAGGTTTGTATGTTCAAATCATTGGTCGCGGTACGCGGATCTATGAAGGCAAGGAAAACTGTCTGGTTTTGGATTACGGCCAGAACGTCGAGCGGCATGGGTTTATCGATAAGGTAAAGCCAGAGCGCGATAACCGGGGTGATGGGGATGGCGAAGCGCCGATCAAGACATGCCCGAAATGCCAGATGCATTTGGCTATTGCCTGTTTGATTTGTCCTGACTGTGGCCATGAGTTTCCACCACCTACATTGAACCATGCCAGCAAGAGTTACGATGGCGCGATGATTTCGACACAAGTAAAACCTGAATGGTTTGACGTTGAAAATGTGACTTACAGGCGCTGGCAGAAGGCAGGGAAGCCCGACAGTGTTCGAGTGACATATCACTATGGCTTTTTCAAAGAGATATCTGAATGGCTTTGTCCTGATCATGGTGGCTATGCCACGACCAAATACATGCAGCGCAGGGGGCAGCTTGGTGCGAAGGCAAAGACCACAAGCGAGGCAATGGATGAATGCCAAAGCTGGAGAAAGCCCAGCCGCATTCAAATAAAGCCTGATGGCAAATACGAAAGAATTGTGAGGTTTGATTATGAGAAACGTGAGAAGAAGGAAAACGTCATCCACGTTGATTTCAGTTTCGAGGACATACCCTTCTGAGCATGATGAACAGGTTGGATTTATAAATTGGTTTCGCACAAAGTTTCCCAAGGTTTTGATTTTTGCCATTCCAAATGGCGGTAAGCGATCAATAGGTGCTGGCAAAAAACTGAAGGC